TGCCCATCAGATCGACGTTATGCGTGAGCCTGACACCGCCGGAACGCCAGCAAAGTGGCGACCTCCGCCAAAGATGTCGGCAGCCACCAGGATGCCCGGCGAAGCCTGATCGTTTCGCACCAGGTCGTCAGCGTAGTCAGTCATTTCCTTATAGGCCACGTCATTGGGCAAGCCCTCATCCGATAGGAAAGTGAACTTCGTTGCCTTGACCAGAAGCTCCTCGTCAATGATGCCAACATCTGTGTCAGCAGCCATTGCAATCCCCCCAGCGCCTGCGGAGTTTTTGCACCAGTGAGTGCTTATGTACTCAAATGCCAGAGCCTTCCCTGCGCCTGGCTCCGGGAGAATGAGAATGTCATCACCACGGTAGGTGAACTTGTCATCGCCGCCGTAGCTAAATGCCTTCATGCCTTGCCACTCGACAGGGCTCACAGGACCAGAAATCAACTCATAGTCGGTTCTGTTCCAAAACGTCTCAGGAATAAACCTGTCGAAATCTGCCGGCAGGATTGATGTTTGAGTTGCGCCACCGATTGAAGTGAAAGTTCTTTCCTTACGAAGCACTTGCCAGGCTGTGCTTTTCATAAGCGCCCAGCCAGACTTGTTTACGTATCGAAGCAGCTTCTGGGCATCGGCGGCAGCACTTCCGACAACTGAAGCTGGGCGGCTTATGCCGACTTCGTCAGCAACGGCGGTTGCGATGGTGAGCAGGGTCATGCAGTCCTCTCTTGCGCGCGAGCCACCGCGACCAGCCCAGGTTTCCCCAGACCGGTCGCGTGGACCCGCTTGCGCCGTGAAGCTAGGTTAAGCCACGACGCAAACAGTGCTGATCACGTAGCGATCAAGTTAAGCTCGCGAAGTGCGGCAAGGGCCAAGTTGCATTGCGTGATTGCCGTGGCGGCATCAGTCGCGTCGGCGATTGCTGCGGGCTGATCAACGGTGGTGCCACCGTAAAACCCGACCAAATCGGACGCGCTCTGCCCGAGCAGAGTCCCGTCGGGACCACCTCGGCTTAGATTATTAACAGCCATAGTACTTACTCCTTCAAGTTAAGATTAGTGGAGGCCGAGACGGCAAGCCAACTGCGGACGAACAGCCTTGTAGCCATAGAGGATATCAAGACGGCAGGGGAGGTTGTCGTTGTTGATGTCGTAGTCTCGCACCATGCGAATGCTAAGGCCATCAACGACCTCGCGTGCTTTCCAGTCAATGCCAGCAGGCATGATCAGATCAGCCGTTGCGAATGCGAAAGCATCCTTGTGATAGCCCATGCCGATGGAATAGTCTGCGCTCGCACCGATGGCGGTGGAGTCATCCGATTCCCGCTTGAAGATTGCAGCGTTGTTGGCAGGCATAGCTGAGACGTTCTGGCGACCGCCCGTGCTGTTCAAAGCAGGGGAGAAGGTCAGAGTTGTCGTGCTGGTGCCGGTCGTGGCGGCAACAACAAAATGCTGCAAAGCGCCTGTGTCGGCCTTGGTTTCGGGATGGACGCGGTTGACACCAACGATCGTGAAGATGTCGCCCTTTACCCATGTGCCGGCGCCGGTATCAACGGTAAGGCTCGTGGAGCCCTGCGCAATAGTCCCGGTGTCGTTCACAAGATAATCGCCAGTGCCATCATCTGTGCCGGTCGTGTGGATCGGCCAGAGGGTGTTCTGATAGACATCGCTGAAGCCCAAGAAGTTTGGCGCAATCATGCCTTCACGATAGTTCTTGCCGATCTTGCTCTGATCGTTGAACTGTGACTTGACCGCTTCAAGCAAGTCGACGTTGTACTGGGTCGGCATGTTGAGGCAGCGCGGCGAAATGGGCGCCAGGCTGTCGGTCAGCTTCTTCTGGACCTGCAAGGCAAGGTTCGTGGTTGCGCTCGCGCCAACGTCCGAGATCTCATTGTAGACCTCGTCGTACATGGACAGGGCGTCCGACTCGATGCTCGCGGCAAGAACCGAAGTCGCAGGTTCAATGATACGGGTCGAGAAGTCGTCCAGGCTCATGGTCAGATCGACTGCCGTGAAGGACATATCAACGCCCTTCTGGGTGGCGACCTGAAGCGTAACGCTGGTTTCTGCGGTGTCCTGCACATCCATGACACGGCCCGTGCGGACAGTGTATTCATTGGGCAGGCGGATCTTCAGACTGTCGCCGATCTTGGCACCAGTCTTGGCAAAGCTGTCGTCATACTGACGATCGATCGTGCCGATGAAGTTAAGTTTCTGATGCAGAACACGCGCAACTTCGCGCGTAACCGCTGTTGGGGTAAGGATGGTATTAGCCATAATAGAAGTTCCATCTAAGGGATTGAGGGCGCATCACTGCGCTCAATTAGGGGTTAGCCTCGTCGGCTGACCTGTTCATTCCGCCTACGCATCCATTCCTCCGTTGACATCGAATCGGCGTCAGAAACCAGGTTCTTGCTGGATCTGCTGCCCTTCGACCTCGATGGCTTAATGGGCTGCGCATCTGCGGGATTTGGCTTGGACGCTTTGGACGTCTTTGCCTTCGCGGCGTCGTATTGAAGGGCCTTCCACGCCATTTCTGTGACGACTGGGTTGCGCGACCAAAGCTGAGCTTCCCGATCGGGGATGCCACTTTTGATAGCGAATCTCACAACGTCGTTGGCGTGTTTCTCGGCAAAGCCAGGAATCCGTCTCTCGACCTCTTGGCGGCCTTCTGCCTCGCTGCGGGCAACGGCTGCCTGCTGCATCTGAGAAGACTCGTCTTCCAGTCTTGAAACATCATTGACAATGGCGTTGAACTCGCCAGTCAGACGCGAGACACGATCAGAAACCTTCCTGGCTTGGTCTGGCTTAGACTGCCATAGCCGGTTCAGATCTATCCCACGCAACTGGGCAAGTTCTTCCTTCATCGCGTTGCCGCGTGAAAATTTCTCCAACGCCTCACCGTCCAGGGATTGGAGCTTTTGGACCAACTGCTCTCGGGCCTCAAGGCTCGTTCTCTGCTCGGATAAGGTCTGGAATTTCTTGGTATAGCCGGACTCAAGGTTCCTCGACATCTCCGCAACCTTAGCCGCAATCTCGTCAGGGATCGCCCCTTTGGGCATCCTGAGCTTGTCGCCGCCAAAATTGATTTCGACCTCTTCTTCCTCGTCGTCCTCAGTATCGTCACCGTCTTCGTCGTCGGTGACTTCAACCAGATCGTCATCGGCCTCCGGGGCATCTGCCTCATCAGCTTCGATTTCTTCCGGTTCGACTCCCTCTTCAGGGCTGGTCGCGTCTTCTTCGCTCATAATTTCTCCTTTGGAGAGGGGTAGGGCGCATCACTGCGCTCAATTAAAACAGTGCTATTCTCGGGCCAGCATTGCCGCCGCCCGTGCAATGACGGTAGCGTCGGGCTCGCCCTGGTCTTGCGCGGCAATCATCATCTTTGCCAACTCAAGTTCACGATTACGCTCGGCCTCAAACGCCTTCTGCGCTCGGTCTTTTTCAGCCTGCGCGGCAGCGTTCAACAACGTGGCCTCTTTCAATTCGATCTCTTTGGCCTTCAAGGCTGCGTCCGTCTGATCGCCCTGCATTGCCATCTTGGCTTGCATGGCGCCCTGGTTTGCCTTTTGGGCAGCTTCAGTTGCCTGCTGGAGCTGCGCCTGGAGACCTGCGATAGCCTGCTGGGCCTCCTGCTGCATAGCCTGCATCTGCTGCTGGCCCTGCTGCATCTGCTGCTGACCCTGTTGTTCCATTTGGGCAATCATCTGGCGAGCTTCGGGCGGCATGCCGTCATCGCCCTCTTCTTCAGATTCACGCATCTCAGGAGGCAGAAGCATCTTCAGGCGGTTCGCAATCTTGTCCGCGCCAACGAAGTCCATGTGCTCCATCAGTACATCGCCGATGTACACTGCTGAGTCGGGAATGGCTCGCATGATCTCTGTCAGCGTCTGGCGGGTTTCTTCGCGTTGGCTTGAGAACGACGGGCCGGATTTCACGTCCACGTCATACACGCCCACACTGAGGTCATACATTCTCTCGCCGTCTGGCGATAAAATCTGCCCCTGATTAGACCCCATCAAAAGCGCAACGCTCTCGGCTCGATCTTCACCCAAAATGCGAACGCTCTGGCGGTCTTTGTAAACTGCGGGAATGATATCGGTAAGGCACTGACCGAGATAACGGATGG